CTTTAATTTGTTCCGACGATAGAGTAGTAGCTGAAGAGTTATAAATTACATCTGCACTTATACCCACATGGAAGAAAACTGGATCAACAAATACAGGTGTGGTTGTTAGAGCTTGTTTGGATTTTAAAATATTAGTAGCAATAGCCTCTTTTGTTGCATCAGAAATAGTAAACCCTGAAAACGGTTTGAGAGAAATTATTACTCTACCATAAAACGGAGGATCATTATCCTCACCACCCCATACCGATACAGATTCAGCTCCTGCATAATTAGATAAGATTAAAGACTCATAGTCAGCAGCTGTAACTGCTCTATTTTTAGATGCATTAACCCTTGGTGCATTAAATTTAATCGATGTGATACTTTCAGCATCTGCCCCACCGGTTGAATTACTGTTAACGGTAACAGCAATATTACTTGTACCACCAATTGTAGTACCGGCTGTAAATGATTGTGATACTGTACTTGATACATTAACAGCCGAACCTGTAGCTATCATGTATTGAATTGTAACGATGTTACCAGCCGTTAGACTCTTACCTATAATCCCATCACCAAAATATATTTGATAATTACCTTGCGGGTTCTGTTCTAGAAAATACACCTTTGATGTAGTATCTAGTCCAGTTATATCAGTAGTCAAAGTATACGTTGTTGTAGTAGTATCTGATGATGATGTCTGAACGCTTACCAACATTGTTGTAGTATCAACAGCTGGATTTGGTATTTCATATTTACTATTAGGTGTTGTATCTGATACAACGTAGCTATAGCTTAACAATGTACCTTCGGTTACATCAACGTCTGAAAAAGTATATGTTGTGCCGACTCTTAAAGCAGTCTTTGCTTCGGTAGTTAAGAATGTATACGGAACCCCTTCAACCGTAGACGTGAAAGGGGTATAGCGATCCATAGTGAGAGCTGCAGGGAGGTTGGTTGGATTGGTCACAACAATATCTAAATTTGCAACAGAACCTCTTGATGACACAGGTGTATAACCTAAATGCTTAGCAATAGATACAGCAGATGATCTTTTAACTGCCGAGTCTAAAAACATTTCATTAACTACCATATTTGCTAGATAAGCATTATAGTGGGTGTTATAAGCTAGGACGTCTAATAGAGTAGAAAGACCTGAACCCTCAAAATCATAGTCTGTAAATTCAGACTGAGCCTGCAAGAATGTTTTTAGGTTAGTCTTGATCTGATCAAAATCAAGTTCTGAGATTCTTAAGTTAGACATTATCTTACTCTTGTTATTAGTGTTGTTAAAGTAATGGGTCTATCAGAGTTATTAAGTCTAAAAATTATATCGCAAACAATTTCATTATTATCTGCTTTCTCTCTTATTTTAACTTCCAGTACCGTTACTCTTGGCTCAAACTTATTAATTGTATCAAAAATAGTCTTCTTCATAACCTGTGCTGTCACAGGATTAAAGTTTTCAAACAAAAGACCATGTATCTGGCAGCCAATCTCAGGATGGAAGGGACGCTCGTAATGTCTCGTAGAAATTAAGTTTCTAAGAGATTGCTTGACAGCTTCCTCATCATTCTTTTTTGCAACATCACCAGTTACGGGATGTGAAGAGAAAAGAAGATTAAAATCTGAATATTGTCTGGTATTTCGTGTAGCCATGTTTATATTTATGCTATTTTTTTAACCTGCAAATACAGTTGGTGAACCTTGAGTTATAAGATTATCTGAATATTGATCACCTATTCTACCTATTCCTTTATTACCAGCAAATACTTTTGATGAATATGAACTTAGTGTTGATGTATCAGGTATGCAACCGGACTTAGGATGCGGAGCAACCGTGTTGCCTTGAACTACAATTAAAATACCGTTTGCATATACCTCATTGGAATTAACCTGTCCTACAGATGTCTTCAAAGGCATGCGACATTTAAATCCTGATCCATCTGGAGATAGCACCGAATCACCTTGTCTGCTAACTGCTGGCATTAGATCCCCTGGCTAACTAATGTTTGAACATTGGTAACAGCTGTTTGGTACCGCCAAACAATCCATTGTCCAACGTTTGCTTGTAATGTTACGTTTCCTGTTTCGCCAGGACCTGTAACACTGAATGTGTATTGATTATTTTGAGTTACAGGGTTCGGCATTTCATAACGAACTAACGCTTTAAAATCTTCTGTAGTATCAGGTTCTAAAGTTTTTAGGGTACCGTCGTTGAATACGAATTGATAAAACTCACCATCAAAGGTACTTGAATATGTTCCAGAAAGCCTGACTACATTACCAAGATATGTAACATTTATACCTTTAGCAGCAAAGTCATATAAAGAGGTTACCGAAGTTGCAGGAGCCGAAACATTACCCTCTGGCATTATCGGGTATACAATATTAAACCCTACATCAATTGAGATGGTTTGGCCACCGTATATCGTCGGTAGGTATAGATTAGGTGCAGCTGATTCACCATCATTAGTTAAAACGGCTGCCGGGTCAGGGCTAACTGTAACAAAGCCAGTAGCATTTGATGTATTTATTGTTACGATTTCATTAGCCATTATGCCAACTGAGTCAGACCCTGAGAGTGGGTTTTATGGTTAAAGAATGTTAATACTTGACTTCTATTCTTAACAGAATAAGATACGTGAATCCAAGGGTTATTAGTATAGTTACAATACTCTAAAATTAACTGATCGTACTTAAGTACCTTAGCTAACTTTACTGCAATCTCGTAGTATTCTTTTTTAGTAATACCTTTAAACTGCATATCAACTCCTTGACCAAGAGGATGTTGAGACGTCTTGGCATTAGAGGCATTACCAGGATCTCTAAATGCAGATGTTACAAACATATTGGGGTAAATCTTTTTAACTGGTTCTAATATATTAAGAGCAACTGCTTGAAGATTAAAAACAATTTCACCGTAAGTTGCTCCTGCATGACCACGAATTGGTGCCCGAGAAACAGCAGCTTTACTTGATAGCATCTCAACAGTAAAGTTAGGAGATAGATTATAATTACCTGGAAGCTGAGTTACGGACTTTAATTTGGGATCTGGTTCAACAAAATTACCTTGCTCAGATTGTACTGATGTATTATCTGTAGCTGTCGGGGTTTCATTTAAGTCTGCTGCATTAGCAAAACCCTCACTTATAATTAAATTCTTTTGGGTATTGAAATCATCAGGGGTTTGAGTCTCTTCTTCTAATTCAATGGATCTACTATCAGCAAGGGAAAGTACTGAAGGATCATCTTTATCGTTACTAGAAATATCTTTACGACCTGACATAATACCAATATTAGAAATACCTGCTAATACTGCTGCTTCACTAGGTTCAGCAACTTCTGCATCTACTGAGTTACCGGAATTTAAATGTACGGCGCTACCATCGGCACTAAATTCTCCACCAGCTTGATTACTAATTACGTCGCCTGCCTGATTTTTTAAAGCTCCACCCGCGTTGATATTAATATCAGTATCAGACTCTACAAAGATACTTTCGTTAGACTTGATATGAATATTATCTGCTTGGTTATAATTCGTAGTAGCATTTTGAAATACATCTACAGAATCAATATGTACGTTTGCATTTGCTGACATATGTACACTGTAAGTAGAATGAAGATTAAGCGCTACATTAGAACTTAAATTCATTTGGTTATAAGCCTGTATATTTACATTGCTACTTGTAATATTAACTTCTTCAGTTGCAGAGAGGTTTAAAGTACCTCCCGCCATAGCTGTAATATCATTATGACATGTTAGGTTTACATCTCCTTCGACTTCGATATTTGCATCATTACCAACAAAGATATTACAAGCACCGTTAACAGAAATGTCTGCACGGCCTGCGATAGATATTTTTCCATTTCGATCAATAATTTCATAAGATGAGCCTTTCGTTCTTTTTACCATGGAACCGTTTGCATCAATTTCTACATATGTACCGGATCTATGGTATATGTGAATTCGTTCGGATCCTGGGGTATCGTCAACTTCAATAATATGCCCGGATTCAGTCTGAGTTACTTTATTATAGGGATAAGCTCCACGGAAAGCTGATTCAGGTTCGTCCCAGGCCTCTCCACCTGGTAACTTGGCACCTTTCATTCGGTTGTTATTTTTCTCTTGAACGATCGTACCTCTAACATCACCCTGCGCTAGTTTATTGGTCTCAGAAATCCCGGCATATTCTTTTGTAGGATAATTAGCATTAGGGTCTGTAAACCCCTTATCTAATACTTCTAGCTTTTCAGCATTCGTTGTTGAATTTATATCAAAGCTCTTAGCTTCTGAAAGCGCGCTATTAGCGGCACTCGATACAAATACCTCATCTGTTTTAGCTAATGCCTCTTCAGGGGATAACGAGCTGTAAAATGACTCAATACTGTTAGAAGTTATTTTAGGTAATTGACCTTTATTGAAAATAGAATCAGTAAAGCTATTAACAGCAGTAGAGATTGTTTTACCAACAGTCGGAGTAATACCTTGTATCAGGCTTGCAGCTAAATTATCAAAATTAATAATACCTAATTTATCAGTAGGTAATGAGAGTCTTAATTGAGACTGTAGTTTAGATACAATCTTATCCGTTGTTTGTAGTAGTAATTGCTGTTGAATAATACCATCAATGTTATTACTAATTTGAGCTGGACCGTTATTACTGTTAGTAATGTTAACAGGGTTAACTGACCCAATAATATTTTTAGGTATATCAGTAAGTTGTTTGTTTGAGCTCAAGGTAACTTGCTTAACAATATCAACAGCCCCAACCTCGGCTACTCTTGATATTATAGCTCTTAGAACAGGGCTAGGGATGTTAAGGTTAAGAGCAATAATCTTGTTAAAGATATTGTTCTCAAGTACCCCTTGAATTTGTTTTGTAATTAATGGATCCATTATTTAATTAAACTCAGTAAGGCTTGTTTCTCGGATTGGTAGCGTGATTTAACCCCAGCTCTAATAGAGTCTGAGCTGGATTTAAATAACGAATCTACATTGTTAATTTTCCATTCACTGACTAAGGTAACAATATCTTTATCTGTTAAGGTACTCTTACCTCTTAAGGCTTCAGTAAATGCTCTTGTATTTGCTGGACCAAACTGTACAGCACCCGACCAAACTAAATCTTGAACAGCTGGACCATATTTTACCATATCTAAGCCCTGACGTTGTAAGTTAGCTATCGCAACGTCATAATACTTTTTCTGAATGTAATCGTGTTGTTCTTTTTTAAACGCATCTTTAAAAGTACTTGCAATCTCTGTCCACTTAGCATCAAAGGCGGCTGTGGCGGGCTCTAAACCTGCAAATTTATCTTTAAACTTAGAGGTATTTAAAAACTGTATTACGGGTGAATTTTTAGCTGAAGGTCTTGATTTACCGGTAGTCATTACAGCAGGAAGGAAAGAGGCTAACTGATAGGTACCATAAGATGCCCCTCCAAGGTCACCCCCGGCAGCACTACTGTATGCATTAATGGTACCAGCTCCCTTACCTCCTGATTCATACTTTTCAGATGTCTGACCTAGCTCCCATCCCTCCACAGAAGGAGTACCTGCACGAACTGGTTCACCTTGGCCGTCTACTACTGGATTACCAGAGCTATCTTTAAGAACTCCGTCGTTAGGATTAGTTACAGATGGTGTTTCTTCTTGTACAGAGAACGCTTTCTTAGCCGCTTTAGTTGCAATGGTTCCAAAGATAGCAGGTTGCTGCATATCTTCACCGTCAAGGAAGAATCCAATAACCCAGGTACCTTCAACAGGCCCTAGCGGTGAGGAGCCAATACCGGAAATTGCAGCCGAGGTAATTGGCTGTATAGGTGTAGCCCACGGTAGGTCTTTAGTTGGTAGTATTAACTTACTATCAGTATGATAGCCGTAAATACGTACCCTGCACCTACCCATTTTTTCTGGATCCATACGATCCTCTACAACTCCAATCCACCAATTAAAGCCATCTTTGTTAAAAATTCTCTGCATAATTAAGCCTTATAGGTACTTTCTTTATCAACGTATAACGAATCTTTAATTACTTCCATTGTCATAGTATGCTCATGTTTATTTACTTTATGATGAATAGCTGTAATAATATAAAAACCTGAATATAATTTATCTTGAGCAGACGAGGCCGTATCTGTTTCATCTTTTGCGCCCATGGATGGGTATTCAAAATATATTATCCTACCAACCTCTGCATCTGTTCTACCAGGTACAGTCATATTCATTTTAATATTAGTTAATTCTAACATACTAGATAAACGATTACCGTATATTTCACCCATCTTTTCACTGATGTTATCGGGGTAATCATTAAATAGTTTTGGATTCTTTGGATAAAAACTTATGTTAGTTGCAAAGTTTCTAAACGTATCTTTATTAAATACAGGTTTAGCTTCTTCACCCTTACCAGATGAATGAAATTGTTTTTCATAATTTAATACATGATCATAGTCAATAAGTTCATATTCTTTATTAAACACGTCTAGATATACTAACCGGTTACCTAAGTATCCATTGGTGTAGTTTTTAATGTAGTCGGTTGATTCTACCATTTCTACATCTTTAGCTAAGAACATCTCTCTATTTACATTTTGAGAAGCTTTATCTTCGCGTACATTAGATGCAGAAATTAAGTATCTACCCAGGTAGTTTTTGTTTTCATGTGCATCTCTAAACAAATTCTCTAATGTACCGAAGTAAAAGTTCTTACTTGACTCAAAAAATATAAAGTTTTTAGCAACGCCATCTTTAGGTATAGCTTTAGAGGCTAGCCAATTTATACATTTGAGTGGAGACCAACCAGGTGATATAAATTTTATTTTATTTGATGCTTCATTAATAACAATTAATTCTGTTGGCTTAGGGTCTTCTTTAATTTCATTATTTGTTTCTGATACATTAAAATTACGAGAAGTAGCTAGGAAGTCAGAAAAGATTCTACCGGCAATATCAGTTACTGTACCTTCAAATGGCGCGAACAATGGTAGCGAGACGTCGTAAAAAAACTCTACAGAAATAAAATGTAAGACAAAGTTTTGGGTATTACTATCTCTTACAATTGTTCTATCAGATAATTTAAATACTCTAAATGTCTTTTCAATAATTTCTGAATCTGGGAATGTAGGTGTTCTTAGTTTAACGTTAAGAAACTCTTCTCCATGAATATTATATTTGTCAATTAAATTTCTACTATCTGTTAATACTAAGTTACCATGGAGATAGTTTTTAAACAAGTCTTCATATAAATTCAACTCAACAACAAATTCAGATAAGTCAATTACCTCATCACTAGAATTAATAAGTTTAAGTTGCTCAATTCGCACTTCACCAGCACGTTGAAGACCTTGTTCACCAATCATTATTCACCTAGCTTCTTCTTAAAGTCATTTACAACTGCATCTACATAAGATGCTTTCAATATTTTAATTCTACGCTTTGATTCATTAATTTCGTCTTCAAAAGTAAAATTGGTAACGGGGGTTCCAGACAGGATTATAGTACTGGTAATATTAGCTCTGTTACTAGTATTAGAAGATTTTAAAATTTGATCTCCAGTTTTAAACCCACCCGTTGTAATAGTTATTCTAACATTAGAGCTACTAATTTTCTGGGTAATATAACCAATCCCATTATTGGTGTTGTTAATAATAGCATCATTAACACTAAAATTAGTAAAAGCATTTGAAGATAAAATATATGCATTACCATTGGTATAATTACCATTGGAATCTTCAAAATGGTGTACAGCGTTTACATCAGCATATTTACTACCAACATACCTATTGAGATTGTTGGTATCTAAAGGCCAGTCAAATCTTGGATCAATAATTTCATTGTAGTGTAGTACTAACCAATGGAGTTCAGAATTCTTATAAAACTTATCAGCTACAAGCTCGGGTGTCTCGCCGTCTTTAATATCGTATTCATCATAAAGACCTAAATTATTTTTTACTTCATCAGACAATGCAACCCGGTTTGTAATATTTGTTACTACTTGAACCGTTGTAGTATTATCTAATGAATAGTAAGTATAGGGGAAGCTTTTAAAATACATTAATAACCATCCTGTATCATGTTCTTAGTAAGAATTTCTAGTTCACGGAATGTAAGAGACATGTTTATTTCAGTCGGTGAACCATCCCTAAATGATGAGAATTGCTCACCACCGTAGCTTACATCCATATTTTCTAATACACAGGTTGCAAATTTATGGAAGTATCCATTTTCTTCACTACCAAAATAATATGATATGTTAAACTCAGATGGGTAAATAAAGAATAGCTTACCTGATGACATCTCCGGATGCATATGAAATTTAAAGGTGTTTATAATATTATAAACGTCATCAGATTCTTTTTTATTTTTAGGAAAAAATTTGTACTTAAAAGCAAAAGATCTAAAATCTACTGATTCAAAAACTGTCTCTTTAAATGGGTTAAGCGCTGTACCTGAAGAAGCACTAAGTGCAGCCCCGACATCTGCAGCTCCGAACGCACCAGGTAGTTTAGCAAGTGATGCACCTAAGGCAGCACCTGTTTCACCGACACCCTTCATAGCGCCTTGACCATCAAATACACTACCGCTTAACACACCTAATAATGTTCCTAGTTCTTTATTAGCGTAATTCATACTGTATTTAACAGTTGGAGGACCATCCACGTAAAGTGCAATTGCGTCTGAAATTCTGTATGTAGTATCTTTCTTTAATATATCGGAAGTAGCCATGGTAGCACCTACAGCAACACCAGATACACCCCCAGCAACCTTTGATACTACTTTAGCAGTAGCTCCTGTTTTACCAAAAGCACCGGCTGCTCCACTTGCTAATGCTGTTACTGCAACGCCTGCTGCTGCACCTGCAGCTGCATAAGTAGTCCCTCTAATTACTGGGCTTGCAAGTTCATCCGCACTCAGATTAGCTGAATTAGGGTCTCTCTTTGTTTCAAACAATACTTTCTTTTCATTAAACTTAGATTTACCTCTAACGTTAATATTAAAAAGGACGTAATGTTGAAGATTATCTGCAGTCTGTAGATCAGAAGGATACTGTGTAACGTCTACTTTGAACTTATTTTTATCCAGTTTTGCACCGGATAGTGCAGAAGCCTCTTGCTTATATCTATCCAGATATTCTTTTTTTATATCTGCGGCCATTGTTTTTCCATAAATAGTTGGATTATATTATTATTATTTATCCCATTATGTACAAAGCAACTTACAAAGGCCGCTATAGGGTCACTAACCCTTCCAAGTATAGAGGTGATATAAACGATATCATTTATAGATCTTCTTGGGAGTTAAAATTTATGAAATGGTGTGATAACAACACATCGGTTCTCGAGTGGGGGTCTGAGACTATGATTATACCTTATAAGTCTCCTGTTGATAGTAAAGTACATCGTTATTTTGTTGATTTTTATATCAGAGTAAAAGACAGACATGGCTCAATCACAAAATATCTAATTGAAATCAAGCCAGAGAAGTTTACTAAACCCCCTTCTATACCTAAACGTCAGACTAAGAGATTTATTGACGAAGTATTTCAATACGGAGTAAATCAATCAAAATGGAAAGCTGCAGATGAATATTGTGTTAATAGAGGTATGAAGTTCTTGGTTTTAACCGAGAAAGACCTTGGGGTATAACAGATAAATATAATTATGGCAACCACCGTTAATCCTTTTGCAGATATTAGAATGAAAGCGGGCGATGTAGATCGCTCTCTTAACTGGTATCAGGTTCAAACAAAGAACCTTAAAAACGTCAGACCTAATCAGCTGATGGCAAATACACCTGAATTGACAACTACCATTTTACCAGGTAATATGTACATGTTCTTTTACGATGCTAAGTTAAAGGATAAGTTACCTTATTGGGATATGTTCCCTTTAGTATTACCTTTTAGAAAAGTCGCGGGTGGTTTTTTTGGATTAAACCTACATTATTTACCTTACCCTGTCAGGTTTAAATTACTTGCAGCAATGCATGATTTAGCCTATGATGCTAAGGTTACAGAAAATACAAGACTTCAGTTAAACTGGAGAATATTGAACGCTTCAACTAGATACTCACCAATTAAAGCATGTGTTAAACACTATCTTTATGAACAGCTTCAATCTAGATTTTTAAAAATACACTACCCCGATTGGGTTACTGCCTCCCAGCTTCCAGTTGAGAGGTTCGTTGGAGCTAACAAACAAGAGGTCTGGAGAGATTCCAGAAAGAAATATTAATGGCAAAAGCTAATTTTAACTTAACTCAGTTTATAGGTTCTATTAGAGAAGATAGTCTCGCAAGAGTAAACCGATTTGAAGTCTTTATTAATCCCCCTGCAGGTATGATTAACAAAAATCGTGCTAATGCGGGAGCGGTTAGTTTGTATTGTGAAATGGCAAGCTTACCCCCTGTTAATATTTCTACTAAATCTTTTAAAATATTTGGACCGACTTATCAAAGACCGTTCGGTGCTGAATATGGTGGTGAGGGTATATCTTTAACATTTCACGTTGATAGAGATATGCAGGTTAAAAAATTCTTTGATGATTGGACAGCAACTGTTGTCGACCCAGATACAGGTTTAGTAGGGTTTCAGGAAGATTATATTTCAACTATTTCATTAAGACAGCTTGATGAACAAGAAAACGTTACATATGAGTTAGAATTATATGAAGCGTTTCCTAGAAGTGTTAATCTTTTAGAATTAAATAACTCATCTCAAAATCAAACTCATCGTCTTAATGTTTTATTTGCGTATCGTTATTGGAAAGATGTTGATAGAGAATTTCAAACCACACCAATAGATATACCAAGACAGCGTCAGTTCCCTCAAGTACCTACTACTGATACCCGATCTGTAGTTAACACAGGAACTAGACAATTCTCCGCACCATCAGGTCAACTTGAATATGATACCCCGGGATCTGACCTACCCATTTCAGCTTAATAATAGGAAAATATAATGGCTTTACCTAGATTAGAGACACCGACATATGAATTGACATTACCTTCAACGGGTGCTAAAGTAAAATTTAGACCGTTCTTAGTTAAGGAACATAAAATACTTCTGACTATGTCAGAGGCTGATAATAGTGAAGTAGCTAGAATTATTAGAGAGTTAGTAGACGTATGTACGTTTAATACTATTAAAATTAGCGAATTACCGCATTTTGATATTGAATTTATCTTCATGCATCTAAGAGCTAAATCCATAAGTGAGACCGTAGAGGTTGTTGTTAATTGTGAATGCGGTGAAAAGATTGACACTACTTTTAACATTGAAGATTTAAAGGTAGTTAAACTTGACGGTCATTCTAATAAGATTATGATTAATGATGAAATAGGTATTGAATTAAAATACCCTAATATTGACGATGTTGTAGATGTTTTTGCTACCAACGATAACCAGAAAGTTATCGATCTTATTTTAAAGAGTGTTAAAGCTATCTACAACCAAGAAGAATATTGGTCTGCAGAAGATCAGTCTAAAAAAGAATTAGAGGAGTTTATTTTCTCTTTAACTAAAGTGCAATTTGATAAATTGGAGCAGTTCTTTGTAACAGCGCCAAAAATTGTTCAAACAATTGAATGTGATTGTCCTAAGTGCGGAAAACACAACGTATCCAAACTTGAAGGATTACAGAATTTTTTCGTATAACCCTTTCCTCGGATAATTTAGCTAATTACTTTACGCTAAACTTTTCATTAATGCATCATCATAAGTATAGTTTGACTGAAATTGAAAATATGATGCCGTGGGAGAGGGAGATTTATGTTTCGTTATTAATAGATTATATTAAACAAGAAAACGAAAAGCT